GTCTTTTCTACTGGAATAATTGATAAAAAATAATGATGATTAAAATATCAATTTTTTTTTGATATTTTATTGTAATTTATAATATTTTTTACCGGTTTATTAAATAAAATTTTTCACCAGTTTTATTTGAAAAAATAGAATAGAAAATTTGAATTAAAATTACCTCAACAGGTATTTATATCACACTCATATCCAGGTGGTTGTAGGCAACTTTCATGTTCAGAATAACAACAGCATTGCGAACAACCGGCTGGACAAGTTCCCACACAACAGAACCATGGTTTTTTTGCTTGTGATTCGCAATAGATTTGACAAAAATTACATGAATCCTGATCACAATAGTATTCGTCGTTTGTTCCACCAATAATCTTTGTTAAACTAGTATTTGTAGGTTCTCTTGGTTCTAAATAAGCACAAGATCCATTATTTGATGTGTTGATAATTCGATGTGTTGGATTTAGTTTATTCATATTTGATTTACCTAAGGTGGCCATGAGTGAATAATTGAGTTTTTCATGGCTACCAGCCGCCGAAACAAATGCCATTGAACAAAACGTGATAATAAAATGGATAGTGTTCATTATGTATTTATGTATTTGATGAACCTAAAATTATGAAATCAATATAAAATCAAATTTTTTCTCCTTCTTCTTTTTTTACCTCTTTCCACCATGATGGTTTATCTGTATTTTTCCATTTAGCAATATGTCCTTTTTCATGAATATAATAATTTCTATATCCTTTAACAGGATCACCTGGAACTTTACAATAATCTGGCATACATTGTGGTAATTCCGTCATTTCTCCATTATTATTATTTGGAATATTTTTAGGATGGACAATTAAAAACTGGCGTAACAATGTGTCTTTTTGATGAATTTTATGATAACGACGTGTGTATTCATCACAACAAGCGCAAAATAATTGATATAGCCATTCGTAATTTGTTTTTTCCAATAAGATCCATTTCATCATGGGATGATGGAGATGTGTTTTTTTCATCAAACGTGTGTCTTCATTGTTATCTAACACTCTGTGAGCAACTGATAAAATTTGAGCATATTCTAAAATCATTTTAACTACATGTTTATCACAATGCATTTTGGCACATTGTTTTGGGCATAAATGAAGCATAAATATATTCATTTTTATTTATAATGTGTATTATTTTTCTGTTGTATTTTTAAATAAAGTTTTATTATGAATCAAATTCTATTTTTATGGTAATAAAAAATGGCAATTTCACTAGTTTTGGGAATCAATTACAGTTGGTGTGGGATTCATTGCGCTACCGCTACCAAATCCATTGAAAAATGTAAATCCATTGATATTAAATTCCTTACCATTTGCCCATTTATAAATTTTCGTATAAAAATAAAAAAGTCCAATTAATACTAATCCTAATATGGCACCAAGAGATCCACCCTTTAGTACTGACAATAACACATATCCTTCTAACAATTCATGACCAATATAACTAAATGTACGTTCCATTTTTGTTTATTTTTTAATAATTTAGTTGTGATTTCCACATAAAAAAATATATAAATTTAAACCAATTCAATAAAATTTGATTTTTAAAAATTACGTTTTGTTGTTTTCAAAACAACTAAAAAGATGAATAAATATCCATCAAATCAAACTGTGCTTCTTAATAATGAGCAAGATACATTTTTAATTCATAATAACAATATGAAGATTACAATTTATGTTGGGAAAGAGGAATTCTCTGATCCTAATCCAAATCTTCCCACGATCAATGTTTTACATAGTGATTTACGTATATGTGGTCTCAATTTTACTGTGGCTGAACCGGAACAAAAAGATGAATCATACGTATTGTTATTAAAAATGATTAAAAATATTTGCAAAAAATATCCAATACTCAATGATAAATCAATTATTTCAATGGAAATTGATGAGATTAAATACTACATATATTTGGAAAAATTGGGATTTAATTTATTTAGTGAATTTCCGGATTGTGGGGCTCATATGGTTTACACAACCATTGGGGATTTAAAAAAACAATTAGATTTTATTACTTTGTTTACAAATAAAAAATTAATGGAAATTTAAATTATTTTCATAAATTATATTTTTTTTTGACACAAAATTTAACATGATAAATTTAACAGAATTAAATAATTAATTCATTTTTTACGGCAGATTCAGGAGCATTAATAAATTCGAATCGTTTTTCCACGGGTTCTGCGGTTGCTCTTGCCACTTCAATTGCTGTTAAATCTAGAACAGTGGATCGTTCTTTAATTTGACGTGTTTCATTTTCAGATCGTTCTCTTAATTGCTTGGTTTCATCATCTTTCATACGAATCATTTCATCATTAATTCGTTTTTGATTTTCATTTTCCATTTTGTAATTTTGATCAATTTGGTCTCTCATGGCCTTTTCTTCATTGTGTTTTAATGTTAAAGAATGATCTTGTTGTGCTTTTTCCAGATTCATTTTTTCTTCAGATCGTTTAGTTTCACGACTCAAAGTAAAATCCAGTAGAGATTGTTTTTGTTTTTCTTCTTCGTATTCAATGGATAATCTGGTTTGTGTTTCCAATGATTGAATTTGCATATCTTGTATAGCTTCTGGTGCCATATATCCATTACATACAACCTTGGTTACATTGATACCAATTTCTTGTCCCTTATCAACAAGTATACTGTATCGATCCAAACTGTTCAACTCATAAATATCATCTTTAAAGGAATTGAATGATCGTGTGCTGACAAATTGGTTTGTACAAGCACTCAAACTATTGATAAGATCTGCCGTGAAATCATAAGTGTTATCCAACAATTTATTTATATCTGAAATTTCATAATAAACCACCGATTTCACTGTGAGCAAAGCGTCATCGTTTGTCCGAGTATCAATGGTATCAACATACATCATGCTAGGTACAGAACGGATTTTTGAAAATTTTAAAGCACCTGGAATTTTCACATTTACAATATCTGGACCATATTCGCGATCACTGGAACCGTGAACTGAAAAATTATGAACCCATTGACGAATGCGATTTCCCTCTTCATCCAATGAAGAAGGCATCCAAACGCTGGGACCTTGAATAATATCACGTTTGACATGATTCGAAAAATCAGATGGGGCAGCAGTGTAGACAACTAGAGATTCTTGACCATTTAATTCAATTCCATTTTTTACATCAATTTTTTCCATAGTTGCGTCATAATCAACATCACTTGGTCCTGGTAAAATTGTTTCTGTTCCATCTTTGTAACGCACGTGTAAATATTCGCCAATGGATGCCATTTTTTTATCATGAACAAAAATAGAATTGATGCCATTTTCCTTTACCAATGATTGCGGACCTTTCACTACAGTTTCTGTTCCGTCAAAATGATTTATAATGGCATATTGGTCTGGTTTAACGGAAATATTGTCACAAACAGAAATTTTTTTAATATCTGGTTCGTAAACCAATGTTTTTGGTCCATTAACAATGGATCGATTACCATTTTGAAAATCAATTTCGGCATATTGTTCTTCTTTTACTGTGAGATTATCAAATATAGTGATGTTTTTAATATCAAAATCCTCTACTAAAACATTTGGTCCATTGACAATTTCTTTTTTACCATTGAAATGTTCGACTAAAGCATGTTGATTCGGTTTTACAGTTAATTTATCCAATATTTCAGATTCGCGGATATCTTGGTTCAACATAAATCGACATGGTCCATGAAGAATTTTATTTTTTGATTCATCTACATAAGTCAATCGTAAATACTGACTATCTGAAATATCTTGAATCGTTTTTGTGGTAATATCACTGATGTTAAAATCTCGTATAATGGATGTGGGACCTTCAATTGCTTTTTTGGATCCATCGGTGTATGTGATCCAGGCATAATTGTTTTTTTCCACTGTATATTTATCTTCAATGGAAAATGTTTCCATATCTGGCTCACATATAAATACACCAGGTCCTTTTTGAATTTCAGGTGTCTTTTCATTGTCATTATAAATAATTTTAACATATTGTGTATCTTTTAAAATCATTTTATTTGCAATCTTGACTTTTTTCACATTGAAATTAAGTTGATGAGTGGATGGCCCACTAATAATTTTTTTGGAGCCATCTACGTATTGGAAAACCGCATATTCATCATCGTTTAAAACTAAATTTTGATGAATAGAATATTTCAGCATATCTGTGTTGGTTGAAAAAATGGAGGATTCTTTACCATTGATGATTTCTCTTTCGCCATTTTTATACCAAACCATTGCGTATTCATCTTGGGATAAACTTATTGTTACAAGATCAATTTGTTCTTTTGGCATGAAGTAAAATTTACTAATGGGTCCATTAAGTGTTTGATATTTTCCAGACATAGGATCAAAAATTCCATGACTGATGGAATCTGGGACAACATGACGTCCAATTATTTTTTTTCCATTGATTGGAATATCAATTGTATTATTTGGTTTGTATGTTTTTGTAACCAAATTTGAAAAGTTGGAGTATAATCGTTTTCCTTTTCCTTTGAAATTTCGAAGTCCAGCAAAACGAAACATATTAAGTGTATAATAAAATAAAATAAAATAAAATAAAATAAAATTTATAAAAGTCAAATTTTTTTTTTTTGTATCATTTATTTGCTTTTATTCAATTATCTACGGAAAAAAAATTTGTTATAAATCATTGCAGCAATATATCCCAATAATCCTCCAATTATAACCGCCAATACATATTGTAAAACATGTCCATTTAATAAATCTCCACCAAAATGTTCTATTAATTTACCAAAATAATCCACAGCCAACTGCATTTTGTTTTTATTTTCATACTAATAGATTAATAATTCTATTTTTGAACGAAAAAACCAATGGGTTTAAATCGGATTTTTATTAAATTTTCCAAAAATTATTTCACGCTACCAGCAGCAACTCCTTCACTGCACTCACTGCCTTCACATACATACATACATACCAATGGTACATTGAATTATTTATAATTTGAAAAATCAATATTTCAAGTGTTGCACCCATAACATGATAAACTATTAAAATTAATTTTGTCTTTGTGTTTGTATATAAATTCTCGATCAATATTTGGATTGAGCCATATAAATTCCCAATTCCATGGTAATTTTAGGTTATCGTTAATATCATGTATTGTAATATATTTATTTTTAGATATATTTCTCCAATTTTTTTTATTTTTTTTACAATGCTGTATTCCAAATTCCAGTGTAAAATAATGACTATTGTTAATGATGTGATTTAAATATTTATGTTTATTTTCAACTCCATCAAATTCTTCATAAAATTCCATTGTTATGTCTTTTCGTTTAAATAAGACATTTGGATCCCATGGTATTTTTGGATACATTAAAATATCATTTAGAAGAATTGAGTAATTTCCAGTTAACACAGACCAATCCCATCCAAGATACCAATTATTAAATACAATATCAAAATTAATATTTGGATGAGAAGATAAATTCGCACAATTTAAAGAGTCAATATTTTCATATATAAATTGTTCGGTATATTCTATTTTTTTTTCTCCACAATTATTCTCTTTGTTTGGCAATTCTTTAGTCTTGTGGTCTTCCCTATGACAATATAAATTTATATCATGTTTATCATGTAATTCTTTGTAAAATTCAGGTGATATTTTTAAATGACAATTGTCATTGATATAATAACTAAAATGCTTTAGCGGTACAATATGTATTTTAGTTGGATCACTTTTCCCAATTCCCATACAATCATTTAATTTATATTTTCCATTTACACACTCTCTTAAAAAATTTTCAGTGATAATTTTTTTTTTAAATAAAACTCTCCATTCCCATTGTTTATTAATATGTTTTTTTACAAATTCTAATGTCAAATCTTCACGATGAATCAGGTTTTTTTGAAAATGTAATGGACCATACCCAGCAAACCAAAAAGTTGTAAATTTCCATGGCAAATTTATATTATCGTTGATGAATTCCAACGGAATAAATTTATTTTGTGACAATTCACCCCAATCCCAATTTTCTGTTGGATATTTTAAAATCATTTCACATAACATATTGTTTGTGTAGTTGTTTGTCATTTTAGTGAGAATATAAAATTCAATAAAAATAATTATTTTTTAATCAAATTTTAAATGCGTTGTTCATTAAAAAATAAATAAATTTGATATTATTATTTCATATCGTGTGTATATAGGTAAAATCAACATGCAGTTCGTTAAAGAATTTCCACCATTTGACCCAGAATTACTTGATAAAATTAATGAATTAGTTTTAAATGATTCCAGTGAATTTTCCCCATCACACTTATATAAGATAGGTGATGAAACCATCACGGTGGATAGCACTAAACGTAAATCCAAATTTAAATTGCTAAAATCCAGAGAATTGTTTGAATTAATGGATAAATACATCCAATTAATAAACCAACAAGATAGTCAAATGGAATTTCAATTAGTGAAAAATGATATAACATGTATACGATATAGCAAAGGTGATTTTTTTGAAGCCCATCAAGATTTTTTGAGCTATACTTCGAACATCATAGAGGAATATACAATGGTTCTATCGTTGGATTCAGATTGTAATGGTGGACATACAATTATACACGTTAATGATCATTTTAAGCATTTTTCGAGAGCGTCCAAGACAAAATATCACAGTTTAATATTTCGAAAAGATATGAAACATGAAGGTGAAATATTAAAGAGTGGGCAAAAATGTATTTTAACAATGAATTTGTTAGCGATGGATAAGAAAGCAAAACAAATTGTGTTGGTAAAATTTCCAAAAGAAAACAAAGTGTCTTACTTTATTGATTTGGAGAAGATTTTGAAATTTCCAAATAACAAAATTTCAAAAACTTTCAAAAACCAGAAAACTAAATTTTTGATTTACCATGAAACCAAAATATCAAAAGAAAAATTCAATGTGGTTTATAAATTATTAATTGGTTATTCTCTTTCCAAACAAGAAATTAATGAAAATACAAAATTATTCCAATATTATGGATTTAACATTCGAAATATTTTGACAAATAGTTTGGTGGAGGAATTTCAATCAAAAATTCAAATAACTCAAATGCCGCCAAAAAACCCAACAAATCAAGATAACAATTTAGTTTTATACACAAATGACACAGAATTTGAATATAATTTAAAATTGGTGAAAGAAAAACAATTACCAATGATGCCATTCACAACATATTGGTTGGAGGGTAAAATAGGTATTAATGAATATGGGCAAATTCATGAAAGAGAATTCAATATGGAACCGGTGTTAATTACTTTTTCAGAAAATAATAATGTGTATTCCTTCTATGATTTGAACATTTCGAACGCTAAATATGAAAAATCAGGAACTCAATATCGAGATAATTTTATTAAAAATAAACAAAAATTTATAGAAACGTATTTTCCATATTTGGAGTACAAGAAAGAAACAGACTACTTTAATTACCAATATATCAAACACGCTTTTTTTAAAAATAGATTGCATGATCCATTAATTGAAAAAATTCGTGATTATATTGATCATGAGGAAGACGAGGATTTGGATGGGAGTTTTTATAATTGTTCTGGTGGATTTCAAGGATACACCTTTTTAAGCAAACGAGGTTTTAACTTGTCATCACTTGATGATTATAAAACAATACATGATCATTTTAACGAGGATGATGGTTTGGGAGGATATGAAGTAAATCCCCGTTTCATTGAAATAGAAAATCAAGTCAATAATATAAATATGTCTTTATATTTAAAATTAGAGGATCAATTTTCCATTAAGGAATTTATGAATCGAGAAAGATATCTATTTACGGATTCTATGTTTTGTTTTCAAACACCTTTACGAAATCCATATAGTGGTGTATTAAAGTTCATGGAGTCGGGGTATTATTTAGATCCCGATAATGAGGACCCATATCCAATGGAATATTATGAAGGATATCTTGATGAAGATCGTGATAATGAATTTAGTAGAATTGAAAATGAAATAAAAAAAAAAAATGAAATTGAAAAAAAGACAAAAATATTAAAACATTATGCCATTCAGGATAATATATTGGTTCTAGATGATCATCACATTCCACCCTTGTTGGACAGAATAGGAAAAGTAAAATTTACTAAAACCATTCGGCAACACATTCCAAAATTACCATTTGAAGTGGTTCAGCAAATGGGAATTGATAAAACACTTTGTAATGAAACTGCCTATGGAAATTTAAGACTGTTGAAAATTAATGGATTTTTGAAAATGGTGTAAAAAAATAAAAAAATT